TCACGATGAACAACACCCATGACAGCGCCACGACTGATGCCCAATTCCTTTGCTATTTGGCCTGATGTATAGTCTTGATGCCACATAGCTACAATTTTATCTTTATATATATTATTATTTCTTCGCATATAACTCCCCAGTTACAACACGTCTGGAGCGGTGAAGCACCATACTTACATACTTGCGTTTGTAGTTTTCGTGTCTGCGTTTTAATGGATAGTTCCAAGCTGGCCCTGCCACATGGCAAGAAGCCATTTCAGCAGGTGATTTAACGCCCCAATCAAGGCAGCGTTTTGCGTGGGCTAATCCTATTTCAATTCCCTTGGAGCAGCTAAGAAGCTCAGATTTAGAGCCTGAATAACCTAACTGACGAGCCGATGAAGGAAGAACTTGGAATATACCCATAGCTCTTTCACCATGATGGCCCTTACCAAGGCGTGGGCCTACTGCATTACATTGGTAGCTGCTTTCAACCTTTGCGATTGATAGCATGGTTGTTACCCAACGTTTACCAATCTTCTGTTCAGTTTCAGCCACAATCATTGATGTGACTTTTGTTTTGGGAGCAGAAAAATCCTGCTCCCCATAGAATGATTGGCAAAACATAATGCACTCAGCTTCTGCGTGTATTTTGCCCATTCGTTCTTGATCCTTACGGAAGAACTCAGCAGCTGTTTCTTCTTCGCTAATAGACACAACAGAAGACGAAACTAGAGCAGCTAGTACCGCAGAAATGATAGCTTTTTTCATGATTACTCCGTGATTGCGCTACCATTTGCCCCAAATTTTTGGGCGATCTTTTGGATACCTTCATCCAAATCGTCCAATGACGGACTAAATGTAGCTGCATGGGCAACAGCATTGATCAAATCAATGTAGCTACCCGTTAACATTGGGTTGGCAATCAGCTCTGCATATTTATGAGCTACCAACGCCATTGCGGTGTCATGTAAATCTACTACTTTTCCTTTTGCCATGCCAGCCAAAACTGAGCTATTACGATATATGGACTCTTGTTGCCCATAAGTCTTTGATAAATCATTAGATTTTGCTGCTGCTGCTGTCATAATGTCTGCGTAATTCATATCCATTTCCTTTTCTATCTAGGCACAACTGTGCCATCCATCTTCTTTTTCCATTTTGACCCCCTGCCAGCTGGTAGAGGGTTTCTGCTTTTAACCGCACCCAAGTGCTTTGCTTTTTGGCGCTTGGTTTTGGCTATTCTGGGAATATCCACCGATTTAGTTTGATGCCGATGACAAGTCCTATGAGCAACCCGCAAATTAGTTCCACCATCTTCACCTCCTATTTCTAGTGGTATCTCGTGAGAGACGTCCCATTCTTCACCAGGCTGCACTTTAAGATTGCAAAAATGGCAAATGCCACCTTCACGTTCAAAAATAGCAACCCTTTCTTTTGTTGATATTCTACGTCTTGCCATATTCATCTATTAATAGTTTTACTTTACCAACAAATCTGTAGTTCAGTGCTGTTTGCCCTGCGACGTAATACATTTTACTGTTTGCGTCCCAATAAAGCTCATCAACAATAATAAAATCACTGCTGTTGAGTATTTTTACAAACTCTTGAAGGCTTTGTGCAGGATATTCGCAAAATACCTGATGAATGGGTTTATCCATCCGTCCATTGGGTATAATGACTGTTAAAATAAACCGCATCACAACCTCATTTCGTGGCGTCTGGTCGCTTCATGCGACTGCCATTCACTAAACTTCATTCTAATGTATTCAAGTTGCACTTTCAACAATGCAGCTTTTTGTCGAGCATCAACCATTTGCATGATAAATGCACTCCATTCTTCCGAGGCTTTGACTTTCATCTCAGCCTTGGAAACTGGTATATCGCCAAGATCAGACATCATTTTAGCTAACACAGCCGATTTAGTCTGTTCTAGAATTTCAGCAGCAGTATCGGCATCGACCCAACGCTTTGCGACAATTCGATACTGCTCAGAAAGTGGTTTATCAGCATCCATCAGAAGGGAATACCATCTTCTGTATCTGATGCTGGAGCGGATGGTTTGCTATAATTGTTATTCTTTTCGATTGGTGGACGAAGAAGAATAGACACTTCACCATCAGCACCACCTACTGGCAATGCAGATAGTTTAAGCATGAATTGGTCTTTGCCATCACGACCTTGAAACATTGTTCCAATTTTAGTGAAAAACAATTTTTCTTCATCATTTACGATTGTTTTACGAACAACAAGTGCATCATATCTTTGTGCCATATCATTACTCCTTACTTTCTACGATTTCGTTTGCTTTTAGTTTTTTACCATGCAGTAACCAAGCTGCATGAATAAAGTCGGCTTCTTTGCTTGTAGATGGATAACCCGCCTTAATAAGTATAGGTAAAGTTTTTTTCCACCATCCACGCAAAATTTCAATATCGTTAATTAGTTGAATTTCATCTATATACTTTTTAATTATGTCTATTTCTTCCAAAGAAGTTTCAACAACTTCTTTTTGCTCTTTATCATAAAGGGCAAGACCAAATGGGTTACCAAAGGTCATTAAAGCCCGTTTCATGGCATCTGTTTCAGCCTCTTTAATGGCACTTTCGTGAGCCAACCCAAGATTTGCATCACTACCATGACCAGCGCCAGTGCCATCCCTAATAATATCGCCAATGCGAATACGCACACGAGCAATATAAGTGACATTCCAGCCATCCCGTTTTGCAGAGCCAACTTTACAAGCATTTTCATTTACCAATCGACATTCAAAAGTTTCACGAGACCAGCTATCAAATCCAAATATACGATTTGCCTCTGCGATAGCGTGCCAACCTTCAATGTACGAAAACGATCTATTTGATTGAGAACGTTCTTTTACATATTGTTTGTTAAGGGGTGCTGATAGTTGTTCTTTTTGATCTTTAGTGAACATATTTATATCCTTGTAATTCTAACTGTTTCATCGCCATTCGATAAAAAAGCGCCATTAACAGTTATGCCATCTCTCATATCGTTTTTAATTTCCGTTTTATTTATCTCCTTTTTAATACGCCAATATTTATCATCAATCAAGCTTTCATCGGTAATTATAACAGATGCTGTTGATCTTGATATAGTAACTGTTCCAGATGCAACTTCAAGTTTTCTTAAACGCCCAATTTCCATTACTCGTTGGATCATTTTACGCTTTATTTCAGTGCGATATTTAAGGCGTTCTTTACGTTTTTTTAATTGATCAATATGCTGATCAATTCCTTCAATCATTTGGCTGTCGTAAGCCTCTGAACTAACAATACGATCAATTACCTGTTTAATATCGGTAGAACCTTCAAACATATCATTTCGTAATTGTTCGTCATCTTTTAGCTCTGGATATTCAAGAAGCATAGCATCCAATTGCTGTAATAGATTTTTCACATCTATCTGCATTTATCATCTCCATATTATTGTTCAGTATGATTATCTTTATCGTATTGTGCTTGTGCAAGATCCATTACACGAGCAATGTGGCTGTCTAATACTTCATCTGGAATTGGTGTTAAAGCAGCCATATTTGCTTTAAACATATCCCTCATCAGGGAAAGTTTTATATTCAATAGCTTAATTTCATTATGTAAATTAGTTATTTGTTCTTCATATTGTTTTTCATCATTTGGCATTTTCTAATTCCCTTATCCGTTCTTTTAGTATTTCAATTTCTTGATTTAATTTATCATTTGTCTCCATAACATCGTGGTATTCTTTAAGTCCCCATTCCCATATATCTTTTCGCACAAGGCATAAACCTTGATCAATAATCTCTTGAAATGTGATAGACCCTTCAACCATGTCGTTATATAATAGCACAAGTTTCCACTTGTCAAACTCTTATTTACACATTAAAGATAAAGCATGAACAATACAGAATTATTTGCCAAGCTATTCCCGACGCCTAATTCCCGTAAGGAAATAGCTGAAAAACTTAAACTATCTCGCCAAGCCATTTATCAATGGAAGCGGGTTCCCGTAGATTACGTCCTTATTTTGGAGCGGTTGACTGGCGTACCCCGCCAAGAAATACGCCCTGACATATATCCACCTGAATGATTTACCTTAGCTTACCTTATCCACCCAGCGTTAACCAATTATGGCGAATGGGAAAGGGTAAGATGTATTTAAGTGAAAAGTACAGGGTATGGAAAAAGCAGGCTATGTGGGAAGCAAGTTTGCAAAAACCTAACCAAATCAAAGGTAAATATCGTTTTTATATTCAAGCGGTTAGACCAGATAAACGGCGTAGGGATATAGATAACTTAATTAAAGTGGCAAGTGATTTATGTGTTACTATAGGCATAATTGAAGATGATCATTTATGCGAAGAAGTTAATGCCAAATGGGTAAAAGATGGAGACCCGTTTGTTATTAAAATTGAACCAGCGGAGGGCTGATATGGAATATAAAACCAGAAAAGAAATGTATGAGGCACACAAAGCTCGGCGTCGTAGAATGGCAGAAGCTGCGGCTCGGTATGAACAAATGAAGGCTGAAAAGAATAAGCCTAAACTACCGCCGCCGCCTCCAGAACCCGTACCACCGCCTATATCTGCTGAAGAATTAGCCGAGAAAAAGCTCAAAGAGTTTTTTAATCAGGCTCCTAAAAAGATTTTATCTATCACTGATAAATATAAATTGGTGGTCAATATCGAACCTGATCAGAGAATAGCCCTGTTTGATATTGTTCATGATGTATGTCGCAGGCGTGGCCTAACGAAACAAATGGTAATGTCAAAAAGCCGACAGCGTGAAATTGTCTGGGCAAGGTGGGAAATTTGGTATTTAGCTCGCAATAATATGTCGTTAAGCCTGCCAGTTATTGGCAAACGAACTGGTGGTTTTGATCATACGACTGTTCTGCATGGGGTAAGAAACTTTAAGAAACTATTAGATGCAGGAAAAGTAACTTTAGAAATTACAATTAAAACTTCGCAAGATTTGGTTGACGCAAATCAGATTTAGAGGCAAATTGTAAAAGTAAGGGCCACCAAGCTGCAAACTTGATGGCCCTGAATAACGGAACAGATGCGGTGTTCCGATGTAATAACAGGTTTATTATAACTTGTTTCCCCATCGGATCAACCAATAAAATTAGGTGATCCATGGATGATTTTATAAGATTAAAAGTCAAGGGTTGGACTAAGTTCCAGCACTATAAACACCGCTCTCCACCATGGATAAAACTTCACAGATCGTTGCTGGATGACTTTCGTTTTCATGGTTTGCCTGTTGCTAGCAAGGCGCTAGCACCTATGCTTTGGTTGCTAGCAAGCGAACATCCAGAGGGTTTAATAGAGGGTGAAGCTATGCAATTATGCTTTCGGTTGCGGATTTCATCTGATGACTTTGATTTAGCTATTAAACCTTTAATTTCTAATGGTTTTTTTGAATTTGCTAGCACGATGCTAGCACCACGCTTGCACGATGCTACACCAGAGAGAGAGGGAGAGGGAGAGATTACCCTACCAGAGGATGAGTTATACTAGAATAGCTACTATATACGGAACTATTGTTAAGGTGAAATATGGCAGAGCTTAGAGATTATCAGGACACGGCGATATTCAAACTCAGGCAATCCCTTGGAGCGGGTAAAAAACGGCCCGTTGTCCAAATGCCCACAGGCGCTGGTAAAACAGTGGTGGCGGCTGAGATCATCAACATGGCCTTAGCCAAGGGCAAGAAGGTTATGTTTTGCGTTTCAAGCCTTAGCTTGATTGACCAGACTGTAGAGCGGTTCCGTGAAAACGGGATTTACGATGTTGGCGTTATTCAGGCCATGCACGAGCTGACCAATTTTTACGCTGACGTTCAGGTGGCATCGGTGCAGACCCTGATGCGGCGTAAAATTATCCAAAAGGTTGATTTGGTTATTATCGACGAGTGCCACGTCCAATTTAAGTTTTACGCTAAGTGGATGCAAATGGATTATTGGAAAGATATTCCGTTTATTGGCCTGACGGCAACGCCTTGGGCTAAGAGCATGGGCAAACTGTGGGACGATTTGATTGTTGGTACTACCATGACTGACCTGATCGAACAGGGGCATTTATCAAAGTTTAAAGTTTTTGCACCATCCCATCCAGATTTGACTGGCGTTAAAACAGTTGCTGGCGATTACGATATTGGTCAGCTCGGTGATGCAATGGATAAAAAACCATTAGTTGCTGATATTGTATCGACTTGGATTGAAAAGGGTGAAAACAGACCAACGATTTGTTTTGCTGTGAACCGCACCCACGCAAAGAACATTCAAGATCAATTTGAGGCTGCTGGTATTAGGACTGGCTATGTTGATGCTTTTTCAGATATTCCAGAACGTAATCAAATTGCAAAAGATTTTCACAACGGCGATATTAAAGTTGTTTGCAATGTCGGTGTTTTAACTACTGGCGTTGATTGGGATGTTCGGTGTATAATTTTAGCACGACCAACAAGATCAGAAATTTTATATGTGCAAATGATTGGTCGTGGCCTTCGTACAGCTAAGGGTAAAGAAGATTGTATTATTCTAGACCACAGCGATACCACACTTTCGCTTGGCTTCGTCACAGATATTCACCACAACAAATTGGATATGGGACATGAGAAGAAAAAACCAGCAAAGGCAGAGCCTAAAGAAAAGTTACCGAAAGAATGTCATGCCTGCTCTTACCTTAAACCGCCTAGCGCATTTGTTTGCCCCAACTGCGGAGCCAAACCCAACCCTCGTGCAGATGTTGACCACATTGGTGGTGAGCTGCATGAATTGGATGGGAATAAAAACAAAAAACCAACACAATACACCAGCGCCGAAAAAGAATTATTTTATCGTGAACTGCTCGGCTACACGGAAATCAAAAATTATTCAAAAGGGTGGGCTGCTCACAAATACAAAGCGAAATTCGGTTCTTGGCCCTTCAACGGGATTAGCAAACAACCCAAAACGCCATCGCCAGCCGTAATGAGTTGGATTACTCATCTCAACATTGCTCAAGCTAAATCTAAAAAGAAATCATTCGACAGGAAATTTAGCGGTGAACGTAAAACATTTAACCCAGCTATTAATCGGTTGAAAGACGATTGGGACGAAGCAGCATTTAGAGAGGCGCACAAAAATGACGCCAACTAGAGAACTGGCAATCGGCAAATGGCGTGGGCTGCTTCCACAACTCGGAATAGATAGTAAATACCTTCGCAATAAGCATGGGCCTTGTCCGATCTGCGGCGGCAAAGATAGGTTTAGGTTTGACGATACGAAGGGTACGGGATCGTGGATATGCTCGCAGTGTGGGTCTGGTGATGGTTTTGATTTGGTTCAGCGCAAGCTCGGCCTTAATTTTAGTGAGCTATCGAAGCGTATTAAACCGCTGGTAGGGGGAGTGGTGAAAATGGTTCAGGATGTTCAGGTAGAGGACGAAGCCGTTTTAAA